AAGATACTATAGAAAAATATTGGAATGATAAACCTGTTAGATTTGCTTGGATGAATAATTGTGTTGGTTGTTTTCACAAGAACCCATTGCTGATAAGAAAAATGTGGGATAAACACGAGAATAAATTAAATTGGTTTGCATCTAAAGAAAGAATAAAACACAATAAAGATGTTTGGTATAAGGAAAAGAATTTATCTTTTAATGAAGTAAAACAATGGAATTTACAAATAGAATTATTTGATGATGACTTTAACGAATGTGATTCAGGATATTGTGGAATTTAACAAAAGGTAAATTTTCTTATTGTATAATTAATTAATTAATGTATTTTAATTATGGATGGTAGAAAAAACAATGGTGGACATTCAACAAAAGGATTTGCTGGGCGTAAACCTAAAAGCGAAGAAATAAAACTTGTAGAACGTTTAAGCCCATTAGAAGACGATGCACTTGCAGCTTTATCAGAAGGTGTAAAGTCAGGTGATATTAAATGGGTTACTTTATATCTTAATTACTACTTGGGTAAACCAAGAGAAACAAAAGACATCAAAATCAACGAGGACTTACCGTTGTTTATGGAAGATGTGGATTAATGCGAGTTAAAAAAACAATAGCATTTTACAAACTAAAAGAATTACGAAGCAGGATACGAATTGTTAAAGGTGGTACTTCTGCAAGTAAGACTGTTTCAATACTTTGTTTATTGATTGATTATGCTATAAGAAACGAAGGTAAAGAGATAAGTGTAGTATCTGAATCTATACCACACCTTCGTAGAGGTGCTTTAAAGGACTTCTTAGCGGTTTTAAAAGGTCTTAATAGGTATGAGGATAGTCAGTTCAATAAAAGTACCTTAAAATACAATTTTACTAATGGTAGTTATATAGAGTTCTTTTCAACTGACCAACCTGATAAATTAAGAGGTGCAAGACGAACAGACCTATATATAAACGAATGTAACAATGTACCATTTGATGCTTATACACAACTTGCTACAAGAACAAGTGGAACGATATGGTTAGACTATAACCCATCTAATATCTTTTGGGTAGATAAAGAACTAATAGGCCAACCTGATACGGATTATATCACACTTACCTATAAAGACAATAATGCACTACCTGAAAGTATTGTAAAAGAAATAGAGAAGGCAAAGGAGAAAGCAAAGACCTCAACCTACTGGGCTAACTGGTGGAAAGTATATGGATTAGGAGAACAGGGAAGTTTAGAAGGCGTATGTATTCCTGATTGGAAACAAATAGATAGAATACCTGAAGATGCAAGATTATTAGCTTATGGTATGGACTTTGGTTATTCAGTTGACCCAACTACCTTAATAGCACTTTATAAATGGAACGATGCTTATATTTACGATGAGGTTCTATATAAGAAAGGAATGTTAAATAGAGATATAAGTAGATTCCTAACCGAGCAGGATATAAAAGAAAACATTGTGGCCGATTCAGCAGAACCAAAATCTATTGCAGAATTGCAAGGATATGGACACTCTATATATGGTGTAAGCAAAGGAAGGGATTCAGTAGTATATGGAATCAACCTCATAAACCAAAACGAAATATATGTTACTGCAAGAAGTAGGAACTTAAAAAAAGAACTACAAGGATATGTTTGGTCAAAAGACAAAGATGGTAACACACTACAAAAACCTACAGGTGAACATCCTGACTGTATAGATGCTGCTCGTTACGTATTAACAGACCAATTAGAGAATCCTAATAAGGGAGAATATTTTATATATTAATTTGTTTTGTTAAAAAAAAGTTTATACATTCGTATAGACAAAGTTTAATTAAAATTACAATTATGGAAAATCAAGAGTATCTATTGTTAATTCATTTAACAAGAAAAGAAAACAGAAAGAACCTAATTAAAGTTATATTAGGGGGTGCTGCTTTTGTAGCTATTGGAATTGCATCAATGTACTTCTTCTTGTACTTTATGCTATGGGCAAATGAAATAAGCGAAAAGATAGTTGGAATCATATCCTAAATATTATAAAATGAAAGAAGCCTGTTGGTACGAAGAAATCTACGTTGTACAGAAACCAACAAAGCGTGGAGGTTATAAAGGTTCAGATGTTACTTTATACATTGACTACAAGGGTCAAAGCAAAGTAGAAGGAACTGAACTCTATAAACAAAACAGTAAAGAGTTGGAAGAAGCAATAGAGAAAGCATACCTATGGGCATATAAAAGATTTATACTTTAAGTTTTTTCATTTAGTTTTGGTTGATTAGGGGGTAGAAATACCTCCTTTTCTTTTTTATGTATTATACAAAGAATTAAATTTGTTATTGTAATTATATAGTTATGAAGATAGAGATAAACGTACCTGATAACCTCAACGAATTAACGTTAGGCCAATATCAAAGATTTGAAAAGTTAAACACTAAAGAGAATCAAGATAGTGTATTTCTTTTACAGAAAATGGTAGAGATATTTTGTGGCTTAGACCTTAAAGATGTAGCTACTATTAAATATAAAAGCGTACAAGAGATTATAGTGTATTTAAACAAGGTGTTTGATGTGCAGCACAAACTTATACCTACTTTCAAACTACATGACGTAGAATATGGTTTTATACCTGTTCTTGACGATATGACTTTAGGAGAATACATTGACCTTGATGAAACATTAGGTGATTGGGAAACAATGCACAAAGCAATGAGTGTTTTATATAGGCCTATAACATATAAGAAAGGAAGTAAATATCAAATAGAAGAATACACAGGAACAAAAGGCGAAGCTATGAAGGATATGCCCTTAGATGTTGTGTTTGGTGCTATGGTTTTTTTTTGGCGTTTAAACAAAGAGTTAGTACAAACTATCCTGAACTATTTACAGAAGGAAGCACAGAACCTGACTATTCAGCAGAAGGAAGTTTTGGAAGCAAGTGGGGCTGGTATCAATCAATCTATGGAATTGCTAAAGGAAATGTTACCCAGTTTAATGAAGTTACCAAACTCAACGTACACACCTGCTTAATGTATTTGGCATTTGAAAAAGATAAAATAGAATTAGAAAAGAAACTAATTAATAAAAGATGAAAGGTTTTTATAACGTAACCAAACAAATAAAAGAAGCATTGGAAGCAGAGCCATTTGTAAACACAGTTACATTTGGTTCTATTGATGACGTAGATTTAAACAAAACAACAATATTTCCACTATCACACATTATAGTAAATAACACTACGGTAGGAAGCAAGACATTAACTTTTAATATTAGTATTCTTTCAATGGATATTGTAGATATAAGCAAAGATGAGGTTACGGATATATTTGTAGGAAATGATAACGAACAAGACGTACTAAATACACAACTTGCCTTACAAACAAGAGTAATTAATAAACTACAAAGAGGGGATTTATATACTGACTTATTCCAAGTGGAAGGTGATGTTACTTGCGAACCTTTTGTAGATAGATTTGAAAACAAGTTAGCAGGATGGGCAGCTACCTTTGATGTAATGGTACAAAACGATATGACTGTTTGCTAATGGAACTTAAAAAAACACAAGAGGCATTAGAAGCATTTAAAAAGTTTGTTATACAACAAGCGAGAACACGATTGTCTAAAAACAATAAGAATATATCTAAAAAACTATATGATAGTTTAGATGGTATTATTAAAGTTACACCCAATGCAATACAAGTTCAGTTTCTAATGGAAGAATATGGATTGTATCAAGACAAAGGGGTAAGTGGAACACAAAAGAAATACAATACACCTTATTCATACACAAGTAAGATGCCTCCTATAAAACCATTAGCTGAATGGGCAAAGACAAAAAACATTAGATTAAGGGATGAACAAGGTAAATACAAAAAGGGCAACTATAATACAATAGGATATTTAATAGCAAGAAGTATATATAGAAAGGGAATTAAACCTTCTTTATTTTTTACTAAACCATTTGAACAAGGATTTAAAAAACTACCTGAAGAATTGGCTAAAACATTTGCATTAGATATTGATGACTTTTTAGCATATACATTAAAAGAAGATAGATTAAGATAAAATGGCAAATATACTTTTAAGAACACCGTACTTTATTTATGAAACCTCAACAAGTAGTGCAGAGTATGCTACTTTAGAACTATCAATAGATGGTAGCTTACGTTACACACTAACTAAAGATGTTGATTCAAGTTATGGTGTATTATTTGAAATAAGTGAATTAGCAAGAGATTATATTGATATTGCTTTTAGTGGTACATATACTTCACAAGTGGTTTCAATCACAGGTGATATTAAGTTCTATAATTCAAGTGATGTGCAAGTAGGTAGTCCTTTTCCTATTTCACACAAAGGTTTTGATGGGTATGGAGAATTTATGGAAGGTGCAAGTCCTACAATAACTTCAGGTTCTTTGCTTCAAAGTAATACTATTGTTTATGTTCCTGAAAATACTGCTGGTAGAATTGCAGAAGAAAGTGCAGGGGCTATTAACTACGATTCCTTTGGTACTACTTCTACAAACGTAGTTACAGGAGGACAACAAATTACAATAGTAAGAATATGTGAACCAAAGTACACACCAATAAAAATGACCTTTGTCAATAAGTTTGGAGCATTACAAGATATATGGTTCTTTAAGAAATCCGTTGAAAACTTAAATGTTACTAAAGAAAATTATAAACGTTCACTTGTAAGTACAACTGGAACATACGATATAAATACACACACCAAAAGAACACTTAATACAAAAGCTACAACTTCATTATCATTAAATACAGGGTTTGTTTCTGAAAATTTAAATAGTGCTTTTAAAGAAATGTTATTATCAGAACAAGTATGGGCAACAATAGGAAGCGATGTAATACCTGTAGATATAACAACTAATCAATTGACTTATAAGACAAGCGTAAACGATAGGTTAATAAACTACACTATTAATATTGAGTACGCATTTAATGTTATTAATGATTTAAGATAATATGCAAGTATTACAGTTATATATAGAAGGGCAAAGAGTTGATTTGTTTAAAGACGAATCTGTAAACATTACGCAAACAATACAAAACGTAAAAGATATATCTAAAGTATTTACAGATTTTACAAAAACATTTAATTTACCAGCTTCTAAAACAAATAACAAAATATTTGACCACTATTATAACTTTAATATAGAAAATGGTTTTGATGCAAGAAAAAAGAAATCAGCTACATTAGAACTAAACAACAAACCATTTAGAAAAGGTAAAATAAAACTTGATGGCGTTACCCTACAAGATGGCAAGCCACATACTTATAAGATAACATTCTTCGGCAATACAGTTGACCTTAAAGATATACTTGGTGAAGATACTTTAAGTTCACTCTCTTGGTTAGATAATTTCAATCACGAATATAGTGCATCGGCAGTACAAACAGGACTGACCACAGGACACGACAAAGTAGTAAATAGTGTAATATATACAGATGCTTTAGTAACACCTTTAATTTCACACACTACAAGATTACTTTATGATAGTGTAAGTACAGATGAAGGCAACTTATTTCCTGATGGATTTAATATGCGAGGCGTACATTACGAACAATTAAAGTATGCTATTCCTGTATATATAATTATAAAAGCAATAGAACAAACCTATGGAATAACCTTTTCAACTGATTTCTTTAATTCATCTAATGACATATATTATAAACTTTATTTGTGGTTACATAGAAAAAAAGGAAAAGTATTTGAAGAAGGCGACCCAGTATCTTATTTGGTTAATACGTTTCCTGCAGATACACTTCCTTTAGAAGTTACAGGTTCTTATTGTAATGGATATAACTTCCATATTTATGGAATGACATATTCCACACAAATGGTTTATACACTTGAAGTTACTACAAGTACACCTGAATCTTATTCTATTATTATTAAAAAAGATGGGGTTATATATCGTCAAGAAAATGTAAATGGTGGAGGTACGTATAATTTTACAGGTTACCTTACAAATTCAACCACAGGATACCAAATATTTATTTATTCATCAACTTCAATAGCAATAACGCAAGTTGATTTTTATGTTATAAACCAAACCACAGGTGAAGATAAACATTATCTTTCAGGTGCATTTACCACTTCTGTAACAAGAGATTTTATAATAACAGAACAAATACCTAAAATGA